CTAAACAATCAATTCTTTAATCCATTAAGTGAGGAAAAATAAAATGTTAATAACAGTATTCGGAGTGTGGCTTATGGCCTCAAATATAACATTCTTAAATGCACATGTTGAAAAAGACAAATGCTGGATTAATTTTGTTGATGAAGCCGTAAATGTAATGATGACAAAGCATGATTGCGATGAGGTCGCAGCGGAAATTAATAAACAATTGGAAAAGTAGATATGACTGAATTATGTAGATTCTACAAATTGGCAGAAGAAGCAATCATTGCAAACAAACCATTGCGAGCTCGAATGTTACTTTCATGGCCATTAGATCAATTAGAAGCTAAAAAGTCACAAGGTGACCTGATAAGTGTACAAATTCTTGAAATTGAAGTCTCTATGCATGATCTAAGGGCCAACTGGACTATCCCATGGGTAAGGGAGTCTACGCTGACAACAATTAGGTACTTGATAGAAGGTGAGCAAGGATTAAATTAAATGAAACTTCGTGATTATCAAGTAGAGGCCGTTGACGCTATATTCAAATATTATGATGATGGCAACACTGGCAACCCTATAATATCGGCGGCAACCGGTAGTGGAAAGAGTTTATTGGTAGGTGAGTTCATTCGCAGGGTGTTGCAACAATATCCAGGGGAGCGAATAATCATGGCTACTCATGTTGCGGACTTAGTAAGCCAAAATTATCAAAAAGTTGTTGCGCAATGGCCGGATGCGCCAGTTGGTATATACAGCGCTGGGCTTGGTAAAAAGCAACCGTGGGCCTCTATAGTGTGTGGCGGCGTGCAATCTATGTATAAAAAAGGCCATCAATTAGGCTATAGAGCATTTTTACTTGTCGATGAATGCCAACTCCTTTCACCAAAGGATTCGGGCATGTATATGAAGCTTATTGATGAGTTAGAAAAGGCTAATCCATGCTTAAAAGTAATAGGATTTTCAGCAACCCCATGGCGTGAAAAGGGGGGTAGTTTAATCGACCAGAAAAACGCCATATTCACTGATATTATTTATGAGATAGGAGTGGGGTATTTAGTCAAGCGTGGCTATTTATCACCATTAATCAGTAAAAGCAGCTTGATACAAGCGGATTTATCCAATGTTAAGACGCTGGCTGGAGAATATAATTTAAAACAAGCAGCAGAAGCCCTAGACCGTGACGAATTAACAAAAGAGGCCATAGGTGAAATAGAAGTATTAGCAAAGAACAGAAAGCACTTTTTATTTTTCTGCGCAGGTGTCGACCATAGCTTTCATGTTCGTGACGAATTGCGGTCACGCGGATGGGATGCGGACGTAATAACTGGAGAAACGCCCCAAATTGAACGATCAAAAATGCTAGATAAGTTTCGCAAATCAAAAGGCAGGTATGCGCTTGTTAACAATGCGGTGCTTACAACTGGGACGGACTTACCTAATGTTGATTGCTTAATATTTCTACGCGCCACACAATCAGCATCACTTTATATTCAGATATGCGGACGTGGCTCAAGGCCAGTTTATGCGCATGGGTATGATTTATCAACTGATGAAAATAGGCTCGCAGCAATAGCGGCGGGAAAAAAGCCAAATTGCCTCGTGCTAGACTACGCCGGTAATATTGAAAGATTTGGCGCGGTTGATTTAATAGAAATGCCACGTAGTAAGAATAAAAAAGACGATGGCAAGCCGGTTATTGCGCCGCAAAAAATATGCCCTAATTGCCGCGAGCCTGTATTTATTGGTACGACTGAATGTAAATGTGGTCATATATTTGAATTTGAGGAAAAAGAAGCTCACGGCAAAACAGCGAGTAATGCCGCAATCATGGCGGCAGAAATAAAACCAGAGCGATATGAGGTTGCCAAGGTTATTTATAAAACGCACGTTGGAGCGAGTGGGGTGCCTACGCTACGTGTTCAATATTATGATCACTTTGGATTTATTGCTTCTGAATATATTTGTTTTTCGCATACGGGATTTGCGAGGAAAAAGGCGGAGGATTGGGCTGCTTCTAGGGGTGTTAATGACGTGCCAAGGGACACAAGTCAGGCGTATGCAGTTCGCGATCGTTTCAAAGTGCCGGTTGCGATATTTGCCAAAAAATCAGGCAAATATATGCAAATAACTAATTATGAATTTTCATTAAAATAACTCTTGCGCTATATAATAAAATATATTATAAGATATATATGAAAAGAAGAACCGAAAAACAAATAGCAGCTACTAAACGCAACCATGAAATAATGCGGTTAAAAGGCATTATGGCGCACCGTAATATATCTTTTTTTACAAAAGAGGAGTCGAAGCATATTTATGATTTATGTGAAAAAGTATGTATACGACATGGCATTTCATATTATGGAAGTGAAAAGAATTTAAAGCAGCAAGAGATTGATTTTAAAAAGTATCAAGATGAGAAATATAACAATAATTTATTGGATGTAAAATGTTAGCATATAAAGAGTTTTTAGATACAAAAGAATTTATTTTCAATTCGCAAGGGATTGAGTCTGACTCTATACACGAATGTTTATTTGACTACCAACGTGATATAGTTAAGTGGGCATTAAGAAAAGGGCGCGCTGCTATATTTGCTGATTGCGGCATGGGCAAGACATTAATGCAGCTTGAGTGGGCGCGTTGCGTAAATGAACATACTAATAAGCCAGTTTTATTACTTGCTCCATTGGCTGTATCCGCTCAAACAATATTAGAAGCCAAAGAAAAGCTTAATCTCGATGTTAAATATGTAACCAATCAAGATGAGATAATCCCAGGGTTAAATATTACCAACTATGAAAGATTAGATAACTTCGATTTTACAAAATTTAGTGGCATTGTTCTTGATGAAAGCTCAATTATTAAAAGTTTTGCAGGAAAAATAAGAACTCAAATACTAACTAATTGCCGCAGCATTCAATTCAGGCTTGCATGTACCGCAACCCCATCTCCAAATGATGTTATGGAGCTTGGCAACCATGCGGAATTTGTTGGAGCTATGAGTCGCGAGGAAATGCTATCCATGTTTTTTGTGCATGATGGCGGCGATACTTCAAAATGGCGCATTAAAGGCCATGCTAAAAATGCATTTTGGCAATGGGTATGCTCGTGGGCGGTTATGATAAGTAAGCCTTCTGATTTAGGGTATAGCGACGATGGGTTTGAGCTTCCGGCTATTCATTATCATCAGCATATATGTCAAGTTGATGCGCCAACTATCGGATATCTATTCCCAGTTCAGGCAACAGGATTGCAAGAAAGGATAAAACAGCGCAGCGCAACCATTGATTTGCGCGCAGAAAAAGCAGCAGAAATAGTGAATGGCAGTGATGATAGCTGGCTTGTTTGGTGTGATAGAAATGGCGAATCTAGCTATACAAAGAAAAACACCAGATGCATTGAAATAACTGGTAGTGATAAGCCCGATAAAAAAGAGCAAAAACTACTTGGGTTTGCAAGTGGCGATATTGACAGCATCGTCAGTAAACCAAAAATTGCAGGATTCGGAATGAACTGGCAGCGTTGCCATAATATGATTTTCCTAGGATTATCTGATTCTTATGAGTCGTTTTATCAGGCTGTAAGAAGGTGCTGGAGGTTTGGGCAGAAAAATGAGGTACATGTTCATATTGTCATTGCTGAAACTGAAGGCAACGTACTTGCAAATATACAGCGCAAAGAAAAAGACTCAATTATCATGCGGGATGCAATGATTGCAAATATGACTGATATTCAGAGCAAAGAAATCAGAAGTACTAAGGCTAATAAAACAGACTATTTACCAACTAAAGAAATAATCATTCCGTCATTTTTAGGAGAATAAAATAATGAAAGCTTTTGAACAAGTTACTACAGATAATTATAGTTTATACCATGGGGATTCTGCGGAGGTATTGTCTAGCTTGCCAGATAATTCAATACACTATCAAGTTTTTTCTCCACCCTTTGCTTCGCTTTACACGTATTCTAATTCAGATCGTGACCTTGGAAATAGTAAAACTTATAATGAATTTTGGGAGCATTATAAATTCATTATAAAAAATCAATTCAGGATTTTAAAAGAAGGGAGGCTAGTTAGTATTCACTGTATGAATTTACCAACTAGCAAGCAACGAGATGGCGTTATTGGCATAACTGACTTTAGGGGTGATATTATACGCGCATATCAAGACGCTGGATTTATTTATCATAGCGAAGTTTGCATATGGAAGGATCCGGTGATTGCAATGCAGCGTACTAAGGCGTTAGGATTGCTTCATAAGCAGATAAAAAAAGATAGTGCAATGTCACGCCAAGGGATACCAGATTATCTCGTTACAATGCGGAAACCTGGAGTTAACCCGGAGCCTGTAACGCATACCAATGAAAGCTTTCCTGTAAAAATATGGCAGCAATACGCAAGCCCTATATGGACTGATATTAACCCATCTAAAACACTGCAATATCGTAGTGCGCGCGAGCATGATGACGAACGTCATATATGTCCTTTGCAACTGCAAGTTATTGAGCGTGGCATTGACTTATGGAGCAACCCAGGTGATGTTGTGCTATCTCCATTTATGGGCATAGGCAGTGAGGGGCATGTTGCTATAAGTAAGGGGCGTAAATTTGTAGGGATTGAATTAAAAGAATCTTATTTTAATCAATCTGTAAAGAACCTTGCCGCTGCAAAAATTAAATCCCCAGGGTTATTTGATTTAGATTAACACCACAAAATAATAGGTAATTGAAATGATTTATGAAATAAAGTGCCACGATCTAACGTGCGGCAAGGTCATATTAACTCAATATGGAAATAAGCAATATTGCGGAAGTCAACGCGAGTATGGATCGTGCGCACATAAAAGGCTACTTGTCACTGCAAAGGCTAATAGTGCGCGAATAGGCCAAATGCTAAAAGACAAGCCAAAGAGAAAAAAGCCTAGAAAATTTCATGATGACATTCATTGTGATTCTTATAGTTATTTTGACGCTGGGGGGAATTCGTTTTGAATCAGAAAAAAATACACTCATTTATTGAGGTATGTATTAATACGGGGTTGGGATACGGGTTGCGCTTGCCACTCAAATAGTTGCATTCCTATGGTTTGATATTGAGATAACCTACTATCAACAGGCGCAAATTGGCGTTATATTTACCATTGTTAGTGTTGCGCGTAGTTATTTTATCAGGCGTTTGTTTAATTTTATTCATTTAAGGGGTTGGTTATGAAGATAGATGCATCACAAAAACGAGAATTATTACAAGCAGTTGAAACATTACGTTCTTTTGTTGAATTTCTTGATGAAAAAAAAGGATGTATTAGTTGTTACAATTGGAGTGGCGGCACTAATGGCGGCTGTCAATTAGCTGGCGACTCCATGCCTCCGCAAGATGTTATTGAGAATGGGTGCGAGAGCTGGGAAATTTTTGATGAGATCCCTTTTGTCTAAAGTTAATTTTCGATATAATTTTAAAAACAATAAGGATGAAATTATTATGAAATATCCTACAAAGCAACACTTTGGATCGGCAAATTCAAATTATAAAACTGGATATTGCATAGGCGAATTGCAAAAAGATTTAGCAAAAGAATACAATGTAACACATGGAACTATATGGTTTATAGCTAACGATGTGACTCACACAAGGGAGTTAAATCATCGTAAAAAGAAAAAAATTAATAATATAAAATAACTATATACAAGTATAATATTATGTATTATATACTAGATATTCAATCAAAGGAGTTAAAAACATGAATCCCAATTTACTAATGGACTTAAATACAAGGCTTGGTTATGGGGATGACATAAAATTAAGCCGAGATGAGTTTGAATCATTAAAGCAAGGCGATATTGATAAAATAGATAATTTAGAATCTCACATTGATGAGTTAGAGTGCAATATTCAAACGATAAATTATGAAAATGAAGCACTTGAATCTCAAGTTGAAGATTTAGAAAAAGAAATAAAAGATTTGGA